TGGTTTATGCTACTAGACCGGGTAAGTATACGGTTTTACCGTCTTTTTTGGTAGCCGTAAGTACCTGCTTCTTGTTATCACCGGGGTTGTAGCTGACATGCACCCAGCCTGAATCAGGGATGCCGGGAGTGTAAAACTCAAGGATAACTTGTCGAAACTCCATGTGGTCTACGATCCACTTAGCCAAGTCTGCGTTAGCAACACCGGGGATTTCAATATCCGCAGCCATGCCTTTGCAGTGATCTGAGGTCTTAGAACCGCCCACTTTTGCGTTTACATCAGGGTGACGGAAGCCAGAATTTACTTTGACACCAATCCCAAAATGCTCGCGCACAGGCTGCAGAACGCACTCACACAGGGCGGTTAGGTTTGCAAGCTCTTCCTCACCGGGAGTATTGTCCATATCTAGGCGTAAGGCTGTATCGCTCTTTACCATCTCCGCTAGGCTGAAGTTTTTCGTTATTTGCATTCCCTGTTTCCTTTAATAAGACCTGAATACAGGTCACATCGTACGCCCGAACATCCGGGTCTTGTTGCATTTTTTGGGCGGCTTTGCGGTTGACCGCTTCGCACTCATGTAGATACCGCTCGACGTAAGAATAATGAAAGGCGCACCCACCGTTAACCAAACAAACGAAAGCAGCGGGTACCCACAACATAATTCACCTCACTTTGTTACGCCCTTGTGCTTCTCAAAAGTACGTAGTCCACCCAAGCCAAGCATACCCAACAGCACGGGCATCATTTGGCTCATATCAAACTCAGGAAGAGGTGGAAGAGATACTCCGGCAGTAGCAACCCCGAAGAGAAGAATGGGCTGAAGAATAAAATGGTAAGCAAAAGCAAAACCGCAAACCCACCCAATGAAAGGTCGCCATCCGCCTTTAAAAATAGAGCCTGAAGCAGCTTCTGCCTTGTTGACTTCGATCTGAGCCATTGCAAGTTCTTGCGCATGCTTCTCAGACATAGTGGCAATTTCATGCGCAAGTGCATTTTTCTGATCCTTATCCTCGATGAACTTATCCAACAGGCCGGTAACTGGACCAATCAGTGCGCCTAGCATCACTCACCATCCTTCTTGTTACCCTTAGTGCCGACCATAATGCCCGACAGAGCGCCAACGATAAAGGTGGCAATTGGGTTCACTAACTTAAAGAACTCGGCATCGTTGGGAGCCTGCCCCACCATAGGCTGGGTTACGAACACCAGCGAATACAGCACAACGCCGACAATACCGACAAGGGTCAGCGCCATGGTCACGCCGACTACGAATCTCAACCATTCATCAAGGCTTGTTTTCAATGTAATGCTCCACTAAGTATTCAGTACAAGTTCCATCTGCTTCGCAGACAGGCGGGTTACACTCTTTTGAGTTTTGATTCGCAGGGTCTTGGCAGGGATACCGGTACTGATCGGAACAGCCAGCGATTGCAAAGACCGCGAACACAGTTACCAATCCAGTGCATACTAATAAAATCCTTGTCATATACCGTTCTGCTTCCATTCAATTGCGGTAGCGATCATGCCCCACATAGCCCAGCCAGCAGCGACAACAGCGACAACGGCTATTGCGTACCACATCATATCTCGACGACGTTGCTGTTGGTGAATCTTCTCGCGCTCACGCTTTAGTTTAATCTGACGCTGCATGTGCATCAAGTCATCAAACGCCTGCGGCCCGTAGGCCAGCTTCACCATGGACATCATCTCAAGGTGTTGTTTGCGCATGGCTTCGCGGCGCTGGAGCTGCTCCATTGCCTCTTGCTCGACGGATTTACCGCTGCCGATACGTTGGAATAGACCCGGCTTTTTGTTGTCGACTTCAGCAAGCTCAGAGGCTTTACCCATCCAAGTGCCGATTTGACCCAGAACATCTTCGACCTCACGGCCCGCTTCCACCAGCTTCTTGACGGTGTTGAAGGCGGCAGTGGCTGCCATGAAGATGCTAATCGGGTCCATGCCTACTCCTTGTAAGGCTCTATTGTGCCCGTTTTACTCGTCTGCGGGAAGAGGCTCGTTACCCTCAGCCAGCCACTTCAGGTACTCTTGGTAATCTGTGTTGGCGGGGTCGAATGGGATGAAGGCGTTGTCGGACAATCGCACAACACACTTTGCATTTTCACTATCTAGTTTGTACATACTCATAGCTCCGAAGATGCTTCCCATCCAGTTACATAATTGCTATTGGTCATTCCGTTTAAATACGGAGCAAAACCGGCGACAGAAATCATTTGAGACCCTGAAGCATTATAAGTTGATCTATAAAATGTTAAACCGCTGATTGTTGGAATAGCTCTCATGTAAACAGGAAAATATATAGGGCTTCTTCCATACCCGCTTCCAAGTTGCTCTATTGAATAAAACCAGCTTTCAAAACCAGTTGGGCTTTTTTGATAATACCGCTGACACAACGCCAACTCCTGCCCATACTGACGATGCTCAAAAGGCGTGGCTACACTGCCTGCCTCAAGCTGTACGCCTGTGATGTAGAACGTGGCTCCGTTGGTGCCGACTACTGAGGTTGCGCCTGTGGCTGACAAATAAAGCGTACCAGCCCAAGAACCAGCAGTGCCGCTGTATGTGGAGCCAACACCCATGCCTAAGTAAAGAGTTATTCCAGCGCCATTTGTTTTTAGCCATGTGCCAGATGTATCGCCAGCTATGGTGACGGTTTTTTGCTCCCAAGTATTAGCTACACTAATTGTGTAAACAAATGGGTATGAACGAGAACCACCGCTATTTCCAAGCACCCCACCAAATGTTCCTGTCAAAGAACTGCGAACCCAAAAAGACAAAGTCACGGTAGCTGCATTTGCAGTACCCCAACCCAAATCGGCTACGTTAAGTCCCTCAATAATCTGAGTAACTAAAAAATAGTCACTAGAGCTGACAGAATAAGCTGAAGTCGATGTGAAGCCCAAATAATTTTCAAACCCTGCTGGCGGCGTTACAGACCCAGCGTTTTGCTGTGCAGTAAATTTACTTGCTTGTGACGAGTAATACACAAATCTATCAACAAGGTATTGCCCGTTCGTAGGAGTAACACTCGCCCCAGCGTTCCTCTGGTCAATCCGCATATCTCCGTTGATGATGCGATTCCTGCCAGCCATGTTAGACATCGTGGGGGTGTACCCGTTGATGGTTGCTGTGTTGCCACCACTAGCGTCTGTGATGGCGTTTGTTGCTAATGTACTCATGGCTTGGGATACTCCTGTTTCACTGCGGCAATCGTTGCCTTCCAAGCGTCAATGCCTTCGTGGTAGATGGTGTCTAACTGGTCAGTAATGGATGGGTAGGCGGCGGCTCTTTTTGCTTGATAAGCGTATGAATCAACAAGGGCTTGCACAGCCACTTTGTCATAAATTACTTCGTTACCATCAGCGTCAAATGCTTTGTCATTGATTGTTGATACAACCTGTGGGTAAAGTTTACGCAAGCATTGAATGTCGTTTATCATCCAGCAATCTCCCAAACAGTAATTGTTGATGTATCGTTGTACAATGTAGTGTTAACGCCGCGATTTAGGTAAGCAGTTCCAGAGTTAACCCACCATTGCAATTTATATGTCAATGCAGATGTTGTTGCAGGAGAGTCCAGATATTGAACCCCGCTATTTGTGCCGTTAGCTCCGCTATAACCTTGACTCAACCATACCCTATGTGCACCACCTGAGCCGCTTCCAATAACAGTTCCGTTTCGATCGATCCTTGTAGAACCAAGGTTAGAACCGTCCATTTCAGTGTGCAAACTAGCAATGATCAAAATTTTACTGGTCGAATAATATGGAGTGATGCTTACTGACATATCTCCCATGTCAGCCCAACCACCACTATGAGTCGCTGGTGTTGTGCTTGTAAAACTTTGCACTTGAAGAACAGAGCCAGCAGGTAAATTTGCGCGAGAGATTGCGGACGATGTTGTCATCACCGTCCCCGCTTCATCAGGCAACACAAGCGTTCTATCTGTATTACTATTTGGGGATGCTATTGTAAAGATACCTGTCCCACTGGCATCCCCTTGGATGGTTACCTTGGACATTACAGACCCTCGACGATGGCTTTCAATGCGTCCACATCAGCGGCAGCATCAATAGACGTTTGTACATCAGCATACTTGGCACGAATGGCAGCACGGGCTTCTTCAGCCGCAACAGCCTCAGATGGGATGGTGGCTTTAATGTCCAATGGTGCAAACTCTTCTGCACGTTTGGCACGGCGAACTTCGTGGGCAATGCCCTTGGCTTTATCTACGTTAACTGTAATCATGCTGAATACTCCCATGCGTTGCGAAATGTACGGTCGGCGGGCACATCAGCCACATCGACAATCTTGTAGGGCTTACCTGCTGGTACAGCCTTTAGCACCTGCTCTTGTGTAGCGCCGGGTGCAGGAACGATAACGGCAACACCGCCTTCGTCTGTTGGGTAAATTACTCGTTTGTTGTCCATGTTAGACTCCTTAAAAATTAGTTGCTGAAGACAGTGACAGTTACTGCGGTTGGGTCCACGTTATAACTACCAACATCACCAAAAGTTAATACGTTAAGAGAAGATGCTGATGAAGTATATGGAAATGTCCACCCAATGTTTCCTGCATACCCTGTGTGATTCGCAGTATAAGCATAAGTTGCATCAGCCATTGGAGTTGTATAGTTCACCGTGTAACTTCCGGTTCCGTTGTCAGTGATTGAACTCACATTGTATGACTCCCTAATCGCCACAGTCCCTGTGCCATTAAAGTTAACCCACGCCTTACAAGCCTGTTGACCTGTTTGCATTGAGGTGCTATCTGGAAAGGTAACACCGTTTGTTCCGCTTATTGTTGTACTCATGGGATTCCTTTAGCTGAAGAACGTAGCGTTAATACTATTACTATCATAATAGTCAACTCCGGGATTAAATATTCTTAATTTGCAACTACTGGATGTAGAATCCCCGTTAATGTAGTCAGATAAAATCATAGCGTATTTACCGTTATCGTTTGCACCGTAGTATCTAAGAGCTACCACCGAATAGTTATTATCTTCCATTGCAGTTGTAAAGTTCACCGTGTACTGCCCAGTGCCATTATCAGTAATACTCGCTACATTAAAAGCCCTACGAATAGCAACCGTACCTGTCCCGTTAAAGTTCACCCAAGCCTTTGCTGTGCCGTTAACCACTGTGTCTACTGGGACGGTTGCGTTGCTAGGGGTGCTTAATGTTTCTGTTTTAATTGTTGACATATTAGCTCCTAGCGGAAGACGGCGAGGTTGATATAGGATGAATCAGCCGAACTAAAGTTGTAGTTATAAGCGTTAACACTAAAAGATGAAGCAGAAGGGGCTATTGGTTGATTTGTTTCTAACAAAAGCCCGTTCAAGGCAGCGCCACCGCTTGATGTGGCACGTCCTGCGCTTCCTGATATTGAGTAGCTCGCATCCGCCATTGCCGTAGTAAAATTCACCGTGTAACTTCCAGTTCCGTTGTCAGTGATTGAACTCACATTTCCACTCGCACGAATCGCCACAGTGCCAGTACCATCAAAGTTTACCCAAGCCCTACACTTGTAGTTCTCTGTGCCGTCATCGTTAAGCCAGCCGTTAAAGTTAATATTTCCGCTCATACAACCACCCAGAAAGAACCAGTTGGAACAGTAACTGTGACACCCGTGGCAACCGTAATGTCACCCACGCTCATAGCGTTCTTGTTTGTGCCAATGGTGTAGTCAGCCGTAATTGTGTTGTCAGTCTCGTAGAAAGCAACGTTAGTTCCAGAGCCACCTTTGCCTACACCAGCGGCTCCTGTGATATACCCATCACCGTTTAATACAATAGCCATATATACCCCTTAGACAATGGCCCAGCGGGCGCCGGACTCGATGGTTACTGCTACACCACTGTTGATCGTAATTGGACCAAAGGTTCCTGCGTTCTTGGTGGATACGATGGTGTAGTCATAATTGACTGTCTGCCCGTTCTCGTAGAACACCTCGTCGGTACCGCCACCTGTGGCTCCGCCGCCTCCACTCTCAGATACCAGCTCTACAGGGAAGTAAGCAATGGATTTGAATTCGTCCGAGGCTGAAGCCGCTGATGTCAGGAATACATTCACCCCGTTTGGTGCTGAGAAGTCGGCATTGCTAAGCAGCACCCCGTTCAGGTACACGTCAATATAACCGGGCGTGTAGCCGCCAGACGGCGCGAACACAGTCTGCCCAGCCGTCGCTGTAATTTCAGTAACAGTCCGGACTGTCTGCCCAAACGGTGGTACGCCGATATATGACATTTATTATTCTCCTACCGGATCAGCCGGTTCGGGTTCGTTGCCTTCTTCTAGCCAACGTAAGTACTCTTGGTAGTCTGTGTTGGCTTCGTCGAAGGGGATAAAGGCGTTGTCTGACAGGCGTTTGATAACCTGTGAGGGTTGGTCTTCAAATGTAGGTTTGATTTTTTGATACATAATTAAAGCTCCGCACTAACCAGCAAATAAGAAGCTCCACTAGAGGGGACGGTTTGCAAATACACTGGCAAATTGGCTCCACCAACTGAACTGGTGTAGTTAATATCCGTTTCCAAACAAAGCCCATTGAGAAGATAAACAGTACCAAAACTGCTAAACGGAACCGTGCCAGCTACTAAATTCCAACCCTGTAAATTTACAGCAGTCAAAGCAGGTGTCGCCCGCATTGGATAGGGCACTTGAATCATGCTTCTCCACCCCGAGCTTGAGCCGTTACTCATACCTCTCCCAATGGTAATAGTATATGTACCAGAGAGCCTACCTAAAAATACCGCATACCGCTGACACAACGCCAACTCCTGCCCATACTGCCGATGCTCAAACGGGGTAGCGACACTGCCTGCCTCAAGCTGGACGCCTGTAATGTAGATGTTTGCACCAGTGGTGGCAGTCAACTTTGTGCCGCCCGTCAAACCAAGGTAGTTGGCGTTCTGCCAAGAACCCGTATTCGAACCGCTGTATGTCGTGCCAACACCACAATCAAACAACAGGTCGATACCCGTGCCAGTCGTTGTGTTGTGAGTTCCATCAGTACAACCGGGAACTAAGATCGTTTTGTATTCCCATGTGTTTGCTGAATTGATTGTGTAAGAGCCACAATAAGAGCGAGTGTTGTTTGCTGTACGAAGGGTTGCTCCAAATGTACCTGTCTGGCTTGATCGAACCCAGAACGACAGCGTTACCGGGCTTGCAGATGCAGTGCCCCACGCTAGGTCTGCTGTGTTGTAACCCTCAATGGATTGCTGGATTACGTTGTAGTCAGTGGTGTTTGTGGTTGCGCCGCTTGTTACTGAAAATAACAAGCTGCTTCTGAAACCTGCTGGGGCAGTAGACGATTGAGAGGCTGCAACAGTTGCGCCACCGTTTTTGCCAGTGATCCAACGATCAAGTGAATACACATTTCCTGATGGGGTGAAACTTGTTCCTCTTTGCGAGATAACCATCGCACCATTGATGATGCGGTTTCTGCCAGCCATGTTGCTGGCGGTTGGGGTAAAGCCATTTATAGCGGTGTCGGCTGAGATGCCGTCGGTGCCAATTTTACTTAGTGCCATGTCTTATGCCTTTGGGTACTTTGCTTTAACAGCCTGACAAGCCGCAATGTATGCGTCGATCTGCGCTTGGTCGCCCTTGACTACGCCATCGATGTAGTCGGTGATTGGAGGGTATTCGGATGCTCGTTGGTCTTTGTATGCGTTAGCGGCTACCAAGGCTTCAGCGGCAGACAAGTCATAAGCTACTACTTGCTCGTTTGCGTCATAGGCAATTTGATTTTTGAGAGCCGAAATAGACGGGTTTAATTGTTTGATTGCTTCAACTAAAGTCATGCTGCAATCTCCAGTAAAGTTACGCTTGAATAACCACCATCAGGATTGAGCTGTGCATTGCTTCCATTTTGTAGCGCAAATTCAAAGCGATACAGAGCAGGGGAGGTTGTATTAGGCGAGTCTAAAACACTAAGGAATATAGGAATTGATATATACACACCAGCGCCGCTGTAATCATAATTGCGGTAATATGTGTGATAGACATTACTGTTATTTCTTTTTACAAGAGTCAAACAGGTCGCATTACTACCTCCTGAACCATTTACTGAAATTGAGGGGTTCATTAAAACTAAAATTTTGCTAGAAGCTGAAGAGGGTGTAATAGTTGCCTCTAAATTTGTAGCAATATGATTGCCATCATAAGATACGTATGCAGTTGGCGTAACGTTAGACACCACCTGCAACACACTACCCGCTGGCAACCGTGAAGTCCCCAAAGTCCCCGTAGTTAACGCACTGGCATCATTAGACGGTGGTACGTTATCCAAAGCGCCCAAGGGAACATCAAAGTTCCCCGTGACTATATCTGCAAGGTTTCTTGCGTTACTCATGCTTACGCTCCCTGTTGGGCTGCCATCTCAGCTTCCATGCGAGCCTGACGTTCTGCCGCAGATTCCACGTTAGCCGCCATAACGATGTCGTCCTTAGAGCCAGTGATGGATTCACCAGCGGCTAGTTTGCGTTGGACTTCAGCCGCTACGATTTCCTCGATAGCAATGCGGCACCGCTCGTGTACTGCGTTGTCAATCCAGTCTTGTGCTGACATAGCGACAACATGAAGTGCTTTGTCTTCGGCATCGCTTAAAGTAATTGTGTAAGTTGTCATAATTTTTCCTTTGAGTTAGCCGATAAGAAAACCAGACCAAGTAGTTGGTCTCTCAGCACTACTATAAAGATCCCCCGACGAGGTTATCACGGAATATATCTCTACATAATCACCTGCTGTAAGTTTTGTAGCGGCAACCAAAACACCATTAACAGGGTTTACGTTTGATGCAGACGCGAACTGAGAACGTATAAACAGGCTACTATTTTTCCACAGAGTTACTTCATGGTTATTAACAGTGTATGCGTAAACAATCACATTAAATTGGTAAAAACCTGTAACAGGTGCAGTAAACCTTTTATTAGCGGTACTATAGTTACTTCCGTTTTCGTAGTCTATTGTGTCGAAATTAACTTTTGTTCGGACACCAGCGGAAAGACCTTGAGTAGCAGACAATCTAACTTGGAAAGCAGGCTGATACGGCATCGTGACCCGACCTGCGGAGTCGATGCGCATTTGCTCCGTGGTTCCTTTTAAGAACCTAAAATGATCCCCAGCTTTTATTTCTAGACCATCGAATGCTCTGATTCCATAGTTGGTTGTCCAAAATTGGACTTCGTTGGAAGTTTGCATTTGCAAAGCTCCCGTCATCGTATCACCAGTCTTGGCAACCCGACTAGACAAGTCCACAGCACCAATCAACGCATCTGTCTGAGCTTTGGTGTATGTATTGGGGTCAGTAATTGAACCCACGGGGAAGTCGCGGTAGACGACGTAGATGTTTGCTGTGCCGCTTGATGGGGCTGCTGAGAAGGTGAGCGTCGTGCTGCTTACGCTGTATGAGCCGTCGTAAGGTGACTGCTGGACGTTATTGACCATCACCTCAATGGCATTGACTGCCGAGACAGGGCGGTTCAGGGTAAACGCAACAGTAGACCCGTCGCCGTTAAACGACTGGGAATTGACCCCAGAGAACCCGACTGGGATAACAGCAGCGGATGATCCTACGTATGACATATTTATACCAAGTAGCTGACAACAGTATCAATCGAAGCGGCAGCGCTAGAGACAACCCCAACGTCGTCACCTTCTTCGATAACAAGTTTCTGATCCCCGCCAACGACAACCAGTGCGCCGCCCACAGGAACAATCGCCCCTTTGACCATATATGCAGAGGACCCGCCGTTCTTATTCAGAATGACATCCGCAGTGATGTTGCCGGTAGTGACGTTAGCAATAGACACGCCGATAAGAGTATGCGGAGAGCCAGCACTCACCGTATCAGTAATAGAAGTCTCGGAAGTTCCGATACCTGCTGTGAGAGTGGATTTAAAGGCCATTTTTTACCCCAAGGCGATAGCCATAGCTACAGAATAGCTTTCCGCTTCGCTTTTACTATAGACGTTAAGGTTAGTACGGGCAGTAGCCACACTAGCTAGGTCGCTTAAGTTTGCAGATTTCTCCGCCTTATCGGTGTTAAGGTTAGAGAAATTATTGTCTACCTCAGTGTTCGTCAGTGGCGAACCTTTGGTATTGCGAAGCGTTAGCGTTGACATAGTTGACTACCCCCGCCTTAATTAGATCGCACTCAGTGTGATGGTCCAAGTGACAGTCATTGTATCATCGGCTGCCTTATTTACAACACCAAACACAGTACGACACAGCATGTCACCGCCTGTAGGAGCATTGAAAATGCCAGCTTCAGTAACAGCTCCGGTGGCATCGCCAGCTTCAAAAGAAGCTACATAAACAACCTTTTCGTTGTTAGTGCCAGCAATCGTAGTGCTATCCAAAACTTCACGAGCGCCAAGCAAACTGCCTAAGTCTGTGTCGCCTGCAGCTGCTGCTGAAGTACCGGAGCCTAGAGCCATGTGCGACATAACATTTTTAGACGTGCCGGTCATGCGGCTGATGATGTACGCCAGTCCGGAGTTAACTACAAGGTTTTTCACCTCTCGGTTATCTTTGACGTTGCCGTTTTTGTCTTTGAGGACAATGCTTAACTGCCCTGCAAGTTTCAAGTTTTCTTGGATCATTTAGATACCCTCGTTAAAAAGTTCTGGAAGCCCCGACGTAGTCTTCCGCAAAGTAAGTGAAGTCGCAGTACCCTTGACTTCGCAGCGACCCCGTGTCGGAGAAAAGGGCCGAATCTGATTTACCCAAGCCGGGCGTGTTAAAACTACTATCGGCTATAGAAAAAGCGTCGAGAAAAGGAGCCGGGCTAAAAGCCTTGGCTGCCTGTTCGGCTATACCTGAAGTGTCCGCTATTCCTCGTAGAATGTCAAAATAATGTTGCTGGCTGACAGCAGCTGCATCAGCCCGCGGAGCACTAAAATCCACGGTGGCAACATCGGAGATTGCGGTAGCCTCTGAAAAAGCTCTAAAGTAAGCTACTAGGCGATAAAAAACGTCGGATGCCGTTGCGGGCTGGGTAATAGCCTTAAAAAACAGCATCTCTTGGTCGTCTAGGATAGACGCCGCCCCATCTACGTCATCAGTTACAGAGATACTGCTCTGTAGCACCTTACTCAAGAACGAAGCTGAGGAATCGCCAAAGGTGGGGTTTTCCTCTAGGGCCTTAAAGAACTCAAACACCTGAGCGTCTGTAAACCCGGTGGTGTCGGTAAGCGCTTTATAAAAGTCGGAGGCCAAAGCCTCGGCGACCGCAAAATCGTCCGTCTTGTTCTTAAAAAAGTGAAGCAGCGCTTCTTCTAGAGCAGTTGAGTTACTAGAAGCTAAAACAGTCTCAAACGCAGCCAGCCTGTTTAAGAAAAACCCAATCTCGGCTAGCAGTTGAACGTGCGAAACCCCGGCGTCGAGAACTGTCCCGAGGCGAGTTGCTTCGCTTTGCGCTCTTTCTACCGTCTTAGCCGTTAATCTCACACAAAGTCCTCTCTGACTTTGAACTTCAGTATGTCGTAGATAGTTTCCCGGAGGCCGCTTGAGCGGACAATCTCTACTTCCCCTTCGTACTCACCCGCGTCTACATCAAGGTCGCCGACAGCCCACTCAACAATGCAAACTCCAGTTGCGGCGGTGGCTGGGTTAATGTAGGCAGCTCGCGAAAACAAAACCGCTGAAGAACCAGCCGCACGAAAGTGCAACGTTACTGTCGCCCCTGATAAATCAGAAGGCGTTCCAGTGTCTTCATCTGTAAGAGTCAACCGAAGCTGCGGGCCGGTATCGCCTTGAACTAATTTAATTTTTTCAGCCATGTATTACCTCATTTACGGGGGGCCATGCCAGTAGCCCCACTTAGTTCTGTCGCTAAGGCGGCTTTAAATGCTTCAAAATGCGCTACAGCGCGTTGAGCGTTAGCGGCGACTTCGCTGTCTTTGGTGAGCGCGCGGTATAAAACATAGTCAACCAGTGCATTGGCATATGTGTCTGGGAGATCAATGTTTCCAGTTACCGATGTGTAAGTAGTTCCGGCTGCAGGCTCTGCCACGTCGGTCGGCAGGGCCGAATACACAATCTCCAGACTAGCGGCTGTATCAGCTGGCGGGTACACATAGAAAATCTGCGGATCGCGAGGATCGTACATGTAATGCAGAATGGTGTCTGACGCAGTAGACGTATACCAGTTGGGCTTCTGGGCGTCTAGAATAAAGCGAGTAGTCAACCGGACAACTCGACCTGATGTATTCCTGATAACCTCTACAAGCCGCGATACGCCCGCTGGTAGCGTTTGTTTGGCCCCGGTAGTAAGGGCCATAGTACCATTAGTAATAGTCGCGTCTGGGCGCAAAATAACGGCTTCGCGCTGCCCATCGTTAAGATAGCGGACAAGCTCGCTAGTGGCCCACCGAACGGCGGATGTGTCTTGTAGCGTAGTGGCTACGCGCTGAATAATTGACTGGGCTGTTATAGCCATGGTTTACCTCACACAAAGGGCCGTGGGGAGACTCGCATAGAACCGCGAACCATCCCGTAGTTACTCTCAACGCGAGAGGCGGTTATCTTTTTGGCAGCAGACAACGCAAGAGCAGCTGCTTGTGCTGGGTTTGTGAACGGCTGATCTGGAATCATCATCGCACGGGCGATGGCGGACTCGCAAATCGGGTCGATCCATAAGTTGTACAAATCGTTATCGAGCGATGTAGCATCACGCGCGGGGCGCAACGCGGCGATAATTTTTACTGGGTACACTGCATCAGGCGGAGGTGCAAGCCGCAGGACAAGTGTAGAGTCTACGCGATCCGTATAAAACCCGGTTGGTTTAGCAACAGCTGTTGGGAGATCGCTGCGAACTGTCTCCGTCATTACTGGGGCAAGTTCATCCCCATTCACATTAACGCTCATCACACGAGCAATAATATACTGGTTGGACGGCGGGTCTAGGTCGTACTCAATGGCACCGATGCGTGTATTAAAAGAGTCTAGGGTTTGCCGCAAGACGGGAGCGCTCTCGCAAAACTCAATGGCGGCGTCAAGCAGAACCTGATCTACTAAAGGCTCTGAACAGCCGGGTAAAAACGGCATGATCCGCGGATAGAAATCGCTCAGAGCTTTCATAGCGTACCTTACTCGTCGATATTAACGTTTAGGCCAGTAGCTGGCGCACGTGACACTTGCGCTGATTCTACAGGAGATGACCTAATTTTACGAGCTTTTGAGGCTTTTGCGTCATTTTCCGCAGCAACTTGGTTAGAGTGCAAGTCCGCAAGGGCTTTACCTTCGTCGGTAAATACTAACTCTGCGCCTTCGTAGCGACCGATAACAACAATCTTCCCGTCAATAGTGGCACGAACGCGGGCAGACAAAACTTCGCCACCAAGGCGATTCATTAGCTCTACAACAGTCATAGTTTCTCCAAAGGGTGAAGGGGGCCGCTAGGGCCCCCTCTTACTCAGCTATTAGCTAGCTGAACCGACCTGAGCAACCACGAGGGCTTCAGGCTTAACCACTTTGCGACCGTAGATAGCCAGACCGCGAACGATGTCGCCGAAGTCTGTCTGGTTACGCAAAGGCTCAGTCTTGTTGATGGTCATGGCAAAAGACGTTGCGGCCTTAGTACCAGCGATCATCGTACGACGTGCTTTAGCGTCAGTCACATTGCCACCAGTAGAAGTAGCGGACAAGCCAGCAACCAGCGCCTTACCAGCTTCGCCTTTTGGCAGCAAGTTAGACACATAGACGCTGAAGCGGTCCAACATACCGATCTTGCCGGTGCGGATGGTGCTTGAGTTGTCACCAGAGAAGTACGCCTGAGCGATGCTTGATTGCATCAACAGGTGACGGTCATAGGGAGACAGGATCAAGAAACGGCCATCTTCAGGAACGTTCTGCTCGTCCAGAGCCGTAGACATGCGAAGGATAGCCTTCAGCACGTTTTCAGGCGTAGCTTGGTCGATAGGAGCAGTGTCAGAGCCCAAGTTGTAGGCAGCAGAGATAGCACCAGCAGTCGCGCCTTCGTTAGCAGCGGCAGGGCCTTCGGTCACAAAGCTATTGAAAAACACTTCGTTTTCGATGGCGATCTTCAACTGCTTAGCGGCGTCTTCGGTGAACATGTTCATCAAGTTCATGTCAGACTGATAGGCCAACACGTCGTTGACTTGCACGCCAAAGTACTTGCCCTTGTTGACTTGCATGTCTTGGAAGCTAGGAACTGGCACTTCGTAAGACAAGTTCTGACCGACAGTGTAGTCAGAGATGCTGATTGAAGGAGCCAAACGGATACGGACGGTATCGCCTTGGTTCTTCAACTCGCCTTCGTAGTCAGTGTTAGTGACTTCTGACAGCATAGTGTTCTGATAGAACTTAGCCAACAACTTGCCTGACCACAGCGTGGGGATAAAGGCACCAGAGTATGAGGGGGTGGTGTCAAACGCACCAGAGCCCGTGACGGGATAAACAGCAGCCATTTTGGCCTCCTTAAAAATTTAGAACAGGTTGGTTAGACACCTGTATATGTTTTACGCGGTAACGCGGTTTTCCATATACGCAGCATCAATTTCAGCTTCAAGTTTCCTAGCCGCATCCAGTTCGCCTCGGCCACCCAAGTCCGCTGCCTTTTTAAACATCGCCTCAATCTGTTTTACAGAGTAGGTCTTGCCTTTAGGCTGGACAGGCGCAGCGTTAGTCGCACTACGGTTCGGTTGAATCTGACGTTCTAGCTCTTCGTTCGGACCCTTCGGTTGCGACACTGGGGCGTTGCTCTGTTTGAACAAGTCCACATAGTACGCTACCGCTTCGGCATCGCCTCGGTTAAACGCTTCTTGGGCAACAGTCATTCGAGGTGCTCGTAGCAACGGATCAACCTCATTCAACCACGAAATCCACTGGGGATCGGCGTTGATGGCGTCAAAATCCGGCACCATACGGTGCAGGCGCTGCTCAAAACTAGCTTCAGAAACCTGTGAACCGGTCTTTGTTAACTGCTCGCGCAGGACATCGTTATCGGCTCGCAACTTCTCAAGCTCCTCTTGGAACTCTTGGGCCACTTCGCGGGCAACCTTGCGTTGTACCTCAATAAGGTCTTCGCCAAAGGCTTGGACATCATCATCGGTGACCAGTTTCTTACGCTCTTTAGGCTTAGGAGCTTCCTCAGCTTTAGGTTTCTGCAGCTCATCCATCTGAGCTTTCAATTCCTTTAACTGGGCGTGCAATCTTGGGACTTCTGCATCGTACATCCCTTGCAGGGTACGGTACTTCTGTCTCCAAGTTTCCTCTTCCTTAGAGTCGGCTTCAACCGGTTTAGACGGTTCTACCTTCTGTTGTTCGTCGGTTGTAGGCTCTTCAGCTACGGGCGTGGGCTCTGTCGGCGTCTCTTCAGGCGGGTCTTCCGGTTCCTCCTTTGGAGGGGGTTCGTCTTTTGTCCCCTGATCTTTAGCCAACTGCGCTTCCAGCGCTTCCAAATCCTTTAACGTTTGCTCAACTTGTTTAGGCAATGCCATCTTAATTTCCCTTTTAGCTCCAACTCTGCTCTGGGCTCCTGCTGCGGTCTGCCGTTTGCATAATGGTTTGCTTCGGTTTCAAAAATACGGGTTATTTAACCCGCTCGACTATCTCTGACGATCGTTCGACCGCTTCGAGAAAATCTTGGAGGACTTCCGCGCGACCTTGCAGGCGGTGAATCATTACCTTGTCTTCTGCCATGACTAAAGCATTTTTCGCTTCGTCTAGCCTAGACCGGAATAATTCGATCAACGCTGCACTTTCCGGCTGCTTGCAGCGTAGTAACGCTTGCATGTGCTGCCTGTCAGGCTTTGGTCCAATAAAAATCCTCATGTGCTTAATTTTATAGCAACTTCACTCTATTATGTCAACTACTTACATACCATTCGGTCTTGGCGACATAAAGTTCCCTTCACGACCGCCTACTTGAGAACCATCGGGTAACATATTCTTAGGCTGCATTTGTGGGCCGGGCTGCCCGCCCTGCGCCATCTCGGCTTGACCCATAACCATTTGTAGTTGTTGTTGCAACTGCGCGATCATTTGCTGTTGCTGCTCCATCGTAGTAATCTGCTGTCGAGCAGGAACAATACGATCAACATTACCGTTTAAGTTACGAGCAGACTCGCGGAGCAATTCAGCTGCGCCGTTCATGCCAACAATCTGCTGGGCAACTGGGCTACTAAGAACCAGCTGCAAGAACTCATTACGGCGAATGGCTTCAGCTTCCTTAACAACTAAACTAGACGCGCCCCGTGCGACGATGTTTACATCGCCTATCAAATCAGGGTCATCGCTGTACCGCAAATTATCTTGGTACAACCGCTCAATAGCCGGAACAATTACGTTGTGGTCAATGTTGCTAATAACCTGTTTAATACCCTTACCGGCGTTGCTAATCAACATTGACAAGCCAGACGAAGTACGCCCCGCACCGGGTGTGTGCTCACCCGTCATATAACGAGGAATCATCGTGTCTTCATCAGCGCGGGCTGAGAACTTCTCAAACACTGTCAGTAATTCACCTGCATTACTGTTGGGCTGGAAGAACTGAATAGGCGCAGAACTATCACCATAATCAGATGCTTGGAACTGCCAAATCTTCCAAGGGTGCAGTGCAGTAATATCTTCGCCAGCTGGCAAGCGAGACACGTTTACACCGACCTGCGGGCCTGATGAGATGCCCATGTTGTTTGCTAAAGCGCGAGCGGTAGCGTTGACCATAGCCTGAGAGTCTCGGCACAAATCAGTAACGCCTTTACCCTCAACTGCGCCGGGTAACTGCTCGTAGGAAGTCAAATAATACGGCTTGCGGCCCAGTGGGTCGTAGTTCAGCACGGCGCGAATAACCGTACCGCCAATCAGCCAAACTTCGCAGGGGTAAGTCATGGCTGGGTCTGGAATATCTTTTTCAGACAGGCCCCACTCAAGCAAGTACTTACCCTGTACTGAATCCCACAACTGAATCGCGTCGATTAGATCATCAGTAACAGTTGCGTCGGTCGTGTTTTTGCCTTCAGCTTCAGCCTTTGCAGTATCGCTCCACAACCATTCTTTCAAGCCACCGCCAGTAAATTCGTCTAGTACTGTGCGGATTGCGTCGTTGTTGTACCCCGGGACGTCGATCAAAGCCTGCAAATCTTCCGGTGTCATGCGGTGACGCTCGATTACAAACCCGTCGTTAATATCCCAAGCCCAAGGAGCCCAGTACAACATAAACGGATCGACACGTTCCCACTCGTTACGGATGACCTGTTTGGGGACCAGCTTTCCGTTCTGCCAAGCCATGGTCTTACGGCGGCGTTTGATAGGGCCCTTAAGCGCCGCGAACGGAAATGTCACGATGTCATCAAGGAACTCGTTAAACGCCTTAGCCCAGCCGCCTTCTAGCAACTGATCTTCCATGCGTTTCTCCATCCGCTTTACACGCTCGGTTGCTTCTTCTTGCAACGCGTGTTGCGCACGGTCTTTCATCTCTATAGCAATCTTGCGAAGTTGCTCTTCGCTAGGCATGGGCAAACCCTGCTGCATAGCAGCTAACAGTTCCTGCTCCATCTGAGCCTGCAAGGACTGCAACACCTCCGGTGGCATATCCGCAATAGGTGATGGGTCTACTGCCCACGGTTTGTCCGAGCCGTTCCCCAGCAGTGTGTCGCGCAACCAGCTAGTAGCAGCACGGCACTTAACTGATGTTAGGTTAATAAAGATGTCAGAGCCACCCTGCTCCATAATTTCAGCTAATTTATCAGGGTCGTACTCGCCATTGCGTTGACGCAAACACTGAAGCATGCGTTCTTCTAAATCGCGCTTACCTGTTTTAGCAATATCCCAGCGTTTGCGCACATGCGCTGCTAGGCCTTGGATAATGGGTTGGTTCTGAAGCTCGTCGCTTCGACGTTTAGCTTCTGCTTGCGCGTCAAGTTGTGTCGCTGTGACAATAGGAAAAAGGGCGATGCCACTCGTTGCCATAGATGTTCCTTAGATTACAGTTCGTGCCACAGGGCTTTAATCAACCCGCTAGACGCTGAGTTGTCTGTGTTTGTCACGCGAATATAGTACGTACCAGCGGGGAAGCCGATTTGGAAGTTCTCTCCAACGGATACTCCAACTGACTGGTTAACATTATCGCCTGTATTTACTAAAAACAGGTCAAGTGTCGTGCCGCCAGTAACCGTGCCGCCGGACTGAACCGTTGTAGTAGACGCTCTAGGTGCAGCAGTGCTCATAGTGTTAACAGGAAATACAGGCACGGATTGACTAAATGTACCGCCTTCAGTGCCGCCACTTACGATCTCAACTCGCGCAGTACCGGCCATCACCTTGATAATGAATGACTCCATTACGGTATCGCCAGTAATAACTACTTTTACCACCTCAGTCCCGAGCGACGGCACTGAATACTCGTGGAACATAAAGTAGTGCTTGTTATCGGGAGGAGATATGTTTCCAGCGTCAACAAAAAGACGACCGTGCAGGCCGTGAACCTGCTCGAAGAAACCTGAAACCGGGTTCAGGTAGTTGGTCGTCATGTGACTCATAGCGGTGTCCTACCGTAAATATACTAGAATTGTACTCTTTGCAGCCGTCGGGTCAAGTATAAGCATACTTTTTGGCTTTTTTGATCTCTCGCCGCCCAGTATTTAAAAGCCCAACCCCGCGAATGTTCATATCAATCACGGCATCGGCGTACTGGTTTGCGTCATGCACGTGTGAAAACTTGTTCTTGTCCGGCTTATCCTCAGTCTCTCCATTTCGCTTAATTTTATAGCGGTATCCTGACTTAAATCCTTGAACTAACATAGTACACCCCGGGTCAACAAGATACATCGCTTTGCCTTCGAGCTGCTGGTTCAACAAACGCTCAACCGCTTGAATACGTAGCTCCGGCATGTTGGTAGGGGGCCTAACGCACTTATACCCTTCATTCTTCAAGACATCAACTAGGGACATTTCGTTCTGTTGCTGTTTCGCAAACCCCGCAGGATCAGGCGCGCAGACGAAAGTACACCCTCCCATATTGTTGGCGATAAACGGGTTGAGCCTCGTACGGACAAAAGTCTCGATGCCCATATTCTCCGATGTTAGCTCTGCTAGTGTCAACACCCGCCCTCTAGGGTCTCGTTGTTTAAACACAGCAGCAGGCGTTCGCCCAAAGTCGATGCCAATAACAACGGGGTAGTCCGCCGAGCGAATAACTTTCAGCGGCCCCTCAGAGATGTGGAAGTCAGGCACAAAAGTTTTCTCGTACACCGGAGTCCCTGAAAGTGAGCGACCGTACTCTGATCTAAGGTAAACACGCAACCAGTCCTCGGTTTTACCCGGAATCAAGTTGGGGTAATACTGCTTCGGCAAGTTGTCGTAGTTGTCAGCCTCGGGGTTAACTACCCACTCTTCACCGTCCTTGTCGAGCAGCACCTCATCAGGGTCTTCCTTGAACTTCTCTATATACCGAGCTGGTTTGATGATAGCCGCTGGCTGTTTAAAGATCGCCCAGTTACTAGGCGGCTCTTCCATCTTGTCCTGCCACCACGTATCTTCGTCTGGCATGTTGGTATCGAACAACGCACACGACCGCGTCGGCCCGCCGTCCTTCATGCTGGGGTAGCGGTTTAGACGACCGAGCAGGCCATCGACAACATCAGGGTGCAACTCTCGACTCTCGTTACCCCACAAGAACGTAGTTTCTAGTGACAGCGCTTTTCTCACGTCGTCAGGTGTATCCAGAGCAATAAACAGCCACTCTGACTCAACAACAGTGTTATCAGACAGCTTGGCTCGCAGCAAAAAAGTCTTTTCCACCGCCTTCCAGACTCCCATTTCCCCCGGTGGGAGCCAGTCAAATACCGTTTTTCTAGTCGTTAACGCCAGCTGATCGGCAGTATTTCGGACAATAACAGCCCTAGTTTTGCGTATATTTTGAGCATTTGGGGCCTGTCCGCACGCTAATTTGACCAACTCGTGCACACAAGTGACAGATTTTCCCCCTCCAACCGGGCCTGCTAGCACCCTAACGTATGCTTCGTCAGCCATAAAAGCCGCTTGTGTAGGGGTAGGGTTGTATGTACTCATGTGTTAGTCGTCGTTATCCATGTCTATAGTAAGTGGAGGCGGCTCGGACGCCCCGCCAAGCGACACTGTACCCCCATTGATGATAATAGTGGGCAAATTCAGCATCTGCTTGTCTTTTTCTTCCTTCGGCTCTAGCCCGCCTAACTTAGAAAACGTCTTAAAAGCGTCTAATTTTTGTGCAAGTGGTGCTTTTGGGTTTTTTGCCAACACGTATATGTCGTCCATCAAGTCCTCAGCCCGCATAGCGGCCTTAGTTTTGAACGTTATACCCTTACTCTCAAACTCAGAGCGCTTGATATTAACCTGAAGTTGGAACCACTTTTGCTTTTCTAGTTCCTTATAGGACTCAAGACTATAGCCGTGGCGTGCTGCCACGATAACATCTTCTTCTTGCCCCAGCGCAATGCTGTTAATCATCTCACTTGGGACAGACGGGAACGAGGACTGCTGTTTTGGCCCTACCTCAAGCGGGTCATCGTCAAGATCAAGGTCTTCAGGAAGCATTTGCTGCCTCTTGCTCAGCCGCACGCTTCACAGCCGCCAGATATTTTGAGCACGCAATCCTTGTCAGCTTGCTTGCCGTGATGTTGTGGGCTTTAGCCACTTCTTTGATCTCATTGAGAAGATCGTCGGGCATAAAAAGTGTCCATCGCTTCATGTCTTTTTCTGATTCGGTCATGTTACCTCCTTCGTTAATACGTGCATTGTACATACTTTTTATTTTGTAGCAACATGTTTCAGAGAAGCGACTGTGGTTAATACGTCACTATGGGTAAGTTGCTGCAGCGGGCTGGGTCCACGTTAATACATACCTAAAAATTGGGCTTGCTGTATGAGCGCCTCGTAAGGCGGGGCGGGGGGCTGGGGTGGGGTGGGGGGCCCGTGGGCTAGGTCGAATCCTGTCATTGTAGACGGGGCAACCCCGATACGATTAGGTGGAATCCTAGTCTTGAGAGTATCGCCTCTCGACCCTTCGTTTATTAACAATGTGCGGATAGTCTCGCCAGTAGTGCGCCTAGTGTTTCGCTCTCAAGCTGTCATGGTTTCGAGTGCAAGCGCGGTAGGTCATCTGCTAGCAGTATGGGGTTATCGGTGCATTAGGGTGCGGTATTTAAAAGTTTACGGGGTATAGGTTTGCGGTAGCGCGTAAACCATTGTGCGGTAATAACGGCGCACATGACTAAGCATCCAACGCCTTCGTGCGGTGGCAAACCCATAGTGGAGCACTGGGCCACTTTGTCGGGACTGCGAATATGTGCAGACGGTAAGAGTCCGTCCATGTATAGGCCTACTGGAAAGACAGTAGCAAGTAACGCTTACTTAAAAAGAGCGGTGAGGTAGTCCGAGCGCACCAAGAACAGCAAGCGCGTAACCCCCTCGCGAGAGGGCTTCATTGTGTGTACGGTTGTGCATACATCAAGCCTTTTTAACTATCAGGAGAGTAAATCATGCAAAACGCAATCGCAATCATTGAAAACGCAAACAACGGTTTAACCGTTACTATGAACGCCAAGGGTAAACAAGGCACGTTCGCTCGTGCCATCGCCTTTGCATCTCGTGATGCCCGCATCGCATTAGGTCAGGCAATGCACCTTAAGTGGTTACAGAATGGACAGTATCGCCCACTGGTAAATGACATTCTGTCCTGCGGTCTCGTGCCTAAAGCGGCGGTGCCCTTCGTGTCTGGTCTGATTCCAACGAACGGCGCGGTTCCAAAAGAACAGTTCATCTCTCTGTGCCAAGCAGTGAAGCACGCCGTGGACAACAAGCGCAACAAAGACGGTCAGCCTGTCGAGGTTAAGGGTGAGAAAGCCTTCGTGTACGGTCTGGTCAACGCCATCGTGTCAGAAGTTACCCCACAAACTGTGGATGCTTAATGGTTTACCGAGTACTACACTGCACCCGAATTAGACGTGTTCTATTAAGCACTACTTTCTGGGTGCGTGTAGTCCCAAAGTACCTAATAAGACAATTAGGCAGAGGGGTATCGGCTCTGTCTTATTACAACAGGGCTCCCAAGTTGTTGATTTCATTCCAGTTTCAATCCAACCAAGTATTACAATAAGACAATAAGACAATAAGACAGTATAAATAGGCTCCCTTCGCGAGAGAAAGTTTCCGAAAACGCGCAACGCAACGCGCATAAGTTCTCAAAATCCCGCGCAGCCAAACCCATTTCCTGTCTTATTGCCTAATTGTAGTACCAGTAGTACTCGACTTTCACGGTTTCATGCGGGCTCCAAGCCCACCACATAATAAGACAGCCCCCCGAACTCTGTCTTATTGCTGTCTAAAAACACCAAAAGTATTACACCCAAAAGGAGAAAAGACGTGCATACACATCGCGTACATACCATGACAATGGAAGCTAGACGTGCATACATAGCCGTAATGACCCAACTCGACCTTGCCTTAGCCAAAGAACAAGCGCAACGTAAATACCTAGAACGGCTAAACAAAGCGCAAACCACGGCAGAGTTCCGAGCCATCGCAACCCAAGGATTCAAGCCATGGCGTTAATACCATACAACACTGGCAAAGTTAAGATCGGATGTGCATACATCGCCAAGCCCCCAACGTACACACCAG